CTGTGCGAAATCATGGATTCCGAGGTTGAAGACGACGGCCTGCCGATCAAGCTTGTCATCCGTACCGATAAGGTGGACGACGGTAATGAAGACTGGAAAACTCTGGGGAGGGTCCGGGTTATCGGGGACAAGATCGGTGGGGAAGCCATGATCCGCTGGTCTGACGACGACTACACCACTTACACGTATGGGCGGAGAGTGGATTTGTCCGCTGCTCAAGCCGTTGTGCGCCGCTGCGGCAAGTATCGCCGCAGATCATTCGAGATCATTCACATCAGGCCGGAACACGTCCAAGTGGCGGCCATCGAGCTGGACTAGGAGTTAGACATGCCTGCTGATACCTCAATCTATACCGGAATGCGCCCGTCCCTGTCCTTTGGGGGGAACTTTGACGAGTTGGGTCAACTCAGTTTCCTTCGTCAGCATCCTACCTTGGAGAGGGATGCCGCCGCTGCCGGATGGCGACCTGACGGCATGGGGAACTACCGCCGTACCTACAACGGTGTGGATCAGACGGTTCCCGCCGCCATGCTGGTCAACATGCTGGAGGAGCAGAAGCAGGCGACTGCTCTCAGCCAACCGGTCCCCGTAGGGGGTAACTACCTGAGTCAGATTCAGAGCTTGTTGGGGCAGACCCCGGCGACTGATCCTGCGGCATACGACAATCCGTACGAGCGCCGACTGCTCGAGATCATGGACAACCCGGACCAGATCGCGAACACCAACGCGTACAAGTTCCGGTTTAACCAAGGCCAACAGGCTCTGGAGCGCAGCGCAGCGGCCAGGGGAATGCTGAACTCCGGCAACACTCTGGCGGCTCTTGCCGACTACGGCCAGGGGCAGGCCTCGCAGGAGTACGGCAACGAGTTCAATCGGCTGAGTCAAGCCGTGGGTCAACGCAACCAGTTCAATCTGGGCAAGGCGGGCCTCGCTAGCCAAGATCGCAATAGTCAGGCCGGGATTGCGTTGAAGGCTCTGGGCGATTACGATCAGACTCGGATTACAGCCCAGAAGGTGGCCGCTGAGAATGCTCGCAACTTGGGCCGGATCAACCCTGGGGACCGCTCCCGCACTTCTACTTGGTAAGGAGCAACTATGTACCTCACCCTTTCTGACTTGATGGCCCTGGGAAGCGAAGGCGATGCTCCCGGTATGCGGAGGCCCAACCGTGGGCTGATTGGGGAGCAAGTAGCTGCTCCCATGGCGGACTACTGGCCGGACGAGCAAGTAGCTTTCCGCCAAGCCTTGCCCGCAGACCCCCCGCCCCCGGCCCGCTGGAACCCCATTGACAACCCTCGCCAGCCGGTGCCCTCCGGCACAGGTATGTTGCGGAATACCCGCACCGGGGCGGAGTACGTGTTCAACGGCCGCGGGCAAGCGCAAGGCCCAGAGTTAGACTACACCAGAGGTCCGGTGGAAGTATTCGGAGTCGGCAAAGGTCACTATATCAAAGGTGAGCCGATGTCCGCCATGGTGAACGGTCGCCGGGTGGACTTTGGCCGCGACACCGAGCAGGAGATGAAGCGCGACAACGCCAATCTTCTCAGGGCCAAGACGATTCAGGACATGCAGCGCACAGAGGCGGAGACTGACCGAATTCGGGCTGATACCGCCCTCAAGCAACAAGTGAAGGGGGCCAAAGCCCCTGCTGGGTGGCAGTTTGACCCTGATGGGAAACTGAGCCGCATTCCCGGTGGCCCTGCCGATGAGAAGTTCATGGCGCAGTACTACAGGGACGATCATGGGGTACAAAACAGCATCGCGTCGATGAAGAACCTGACCGATCTGGCTGCCCAGATTCTCAAGGCTCCAGGATTGTCAGGTCAGTTCGGGGTCCAAGGCGTGTTTCCTGACTTCCCTGGCGGGGAATCAGCCAACGCCAAGGTATTGCTGGGGCGTCTGAAGGATGTGGCAGGCATGTCCGCCCTGGAAGCGCTGAAGGCCGCAGGTAATAACGGCTCCAGCGGCCTGGGGGCGGTCACGGAGTTCGAGCACCGACTGCTCCAAAATCAGCTGGCCAGCTTGGACAAGGCGCAAT